CAGATCACATAAACGGCATACCATGTGGAGACTGTCACTACGCCCGTATCGAGGCCACCCGCTCCGCTAACCGTGTGGTTTGCGGTCACGTTTACGCCGCGCACTATCGCATACGTGCTGCTGGCGCTTTCAAGAATAATCTCGTCGGCTGTAACGACGGCGCTGGTGTTAGTCAGGCCCTGCGCTGCAATCTTTAGCTTCTTGAATGAGCCCTGCACCCCAGGGGAAAGCAAGTCAACTTGCGCCTTTGTCGCAACGTCCACGTCCGTCATCGCGGCTGGTACTTTACTCAATGCCATATAAGCCTTTTGTAATCAGGTGGTTTACATCGCCGCCAGGATTTTGTCCTTGCGCTCGCCGGTCAGAAGACCCACCGCAACTAGGGCCGCCAGCCCTGCCTCGGTGCGCGGGTCGTCATTGGTGATGAACTGGGCGGCCAGCATGCGGTCGTACCAGAGTTTCACTGTCGGGCTCTGCATAGCAACCGTAGCCACCGCGAGCTGCTCGGCCTCAGTGAAGAGGTCGAGATATTCCAGGCTGGTGAGCTGGCGCGCTGGAGCGGGTAGTGCTGGAGGGCTGAGATGCGCCTGCACCTCTTCCGGCGTCATCGGCGTCAGGTCGCCATGCTCCGTAATGAGTTCATCCTGCGAGCCGTCCGACTCGAAGGCCCATACTGTTCCATCGGGTTTCTTAAAGAATTGCATATTGCTACCTCAGTTCAAGCCATCCAGGGGATGCATTAATTCCAGACGCTTGGACCTGGTAAACGGCCCCAGCCGGCACTATTCCAGTTACCGTTACCTGGTCATTTGCGCTTGCACTAGCAGTCAGGTCTTCATCTACAAAAAGAGATGAAACAATGAGGCCTATGACGCGCGCCCCATTTGCTGTTTGAACGCCAGTCACAGATACAAAGATCGGTCTGCCAGTGGAATTCGTGTAATTTGTATTTAAGGCGCGGCTTCCAGTGAAGTTTTGCAAAGTCTGCCCAACACCCAACGGAGTGCAGTCTGCGCCGTTCTTCTTGAAGCCGCCCTTGGTGTCCCATATGCCGTTACGCGCATCGTAATACCCATTGATCGTTCCGGTGTAGTCTTCAATACCAAAACCCCAGTGCAAATGCAGTTTTGAGTTATAGACGGTATAGCTAGCTCCATCGCCGGTCCCAATTGCTATTGACATAGCTCCACCAGACGATGGGAATCCTACTGCTCCAGTGAATGTGCCTCCCGCCAAAGGCATCAAGCCAAATGTCTTTACAGGAGTGATTGCTCCATCTTGTACCTTGGCTGTGGATACTGTGTTGTCGGTGGGCGTGCCAATGGCGATAGGCTGCCCCCAGATGACTTCAACTGAGATACCAGATGCCACTACGCCGCCAAGCGTCAGGCTGGTGCCAGCCAGCGTATATGACGACTTCTGCTGATAAACGCCGCCAACATACACTTCCGTGTTGTTTTTCGTCAGGGGCGAGCCAGACAGAGCAAACGGTCCAGCAGAGCCGCTTCCGGTGAATACATCCACGACGATATTGGAGCCGCCCGCGCCGCTGTTGATGGCAGTCCAGGTGTTGGTGGATCGGTCTGCGATCAGCCAGGCGCTTTGCCATTGCACCGAAATACCGTATGTGGCTGAGCCATTGATCGAATCCGCCCCGGATGCCGCAATGGTCACCGCGTTGGTGTCAGATGTGACCTTGGCTACCAGGATGTCGAAGTCGTCGGTAAGCGTGCTGATCTGAGGCAGCGTTACCGTGATTGCGCCGCTGGCCGTCGATACGCGGATCAGGCCTGCAACATCGGCCTGCGTCACGGAGTAAGGCGCGGACTTGTTAAGCGCCCGCACCAGGGCGGCGGCATCCAGGCGGTCCAGCTCGGACCCCAGCACGCCAGCCGTCAGGCGATGCTCAATGCGATCACCTGCAGAAAATGCGTACGATGCCTGGCCTGCTCCTACTGCCTCCGCTGCCCGCACGATCGTGAGCACGTCACTTGCACGGGCAGTGACTTTGACTACCTCGGTGGTGCCATCGGACTTCACCAGCGTGGCCATGAAATACTGGCTTCCGGTCAGGGCTGGAAACTTGCTGCCATCACCAGCGGCTATGGTTGCAGTCGTCGCGCTGGACGTAATGCTTGCCGCAAGAGTGCTGGTAGCGTTGTTCCCGAGTTTTACGAGGCGTGTCATATCAATATTCCCTTACCCGGACTTTGAAATCTTCTTCTTTGATGCGGCCTAGGGCGGTCGTGATGGTGGCCGTGACTTGGTAGGTCGAGCCGCTCACACCGCCATAAAGCCACACCTTGGCAATCTTGTTCGTTACGCCCACCGACATGATGACAAGCTCGGACGGTACGCTGCTGACCGCAATCGCTCCGGTAATCACATCGTCGTCCGTCAGCCACTCGGAGAAATCCAAGTCGTAGTCCAACTGGTCAGCCGGTTGTTTCTTGAATAGGTTCATGCGGTACGCGCCTCGAAAGCTATGGTGTCAGTGCGATCATCTGACTCGATGATTATCGCCTCTGAACCGGGTATTCCAATGCGGCGCGGGTCATTGACTATATGCATTGACCGATTATTTGGGGCTGGCGAGTAGTCATCGGGGATGCTTTGCACTTCTGGCAGGCCGTACTCAGCCGCAATCATGATCCGTGCGCTTCCATAGGCCGCCATACCTGCGATCGCGGAACCTTGGCCGTCGAGAGTAATCTGTCCAGCGCCATACCCAGCCAGCGCAGAAAGTGTTTGCCCCGAACCAGCTAGGATAATCCGCGCATTGCCACGCCCTAGCGTTCCCAGCAGTCCAGCGCCTGCCCCAATGAGTGCCAACAAGCCACCGCCCGCGCCGTATAGCGTGGCGTTGCCGTCGATAGGCGCTGCGTTGATGGGGTAGGTGTTCATGTCACGGTCAACGTCAGCGAGCCAACGTCGAAGATCAGGATGTCACCCACCTGCAGCGTGCGCGGCGTGGTCAAGGGCGCTGTTTCCAGGCAGTTGCCGCCTACGCCAGCATCCCAGATCGCAAAGTGGGTGATTGTCAGCGGGGATGCGCCGTTGTGCGATGGGTAGCCGACCTGCAGCAGGTTGGAGCTGACGCCGACTGTTGGCACGCTCCAGCCAAGCCCAATCGCCCCGCCCAGCTCAGCGCTACGGCGCGCATAGGCAGGCCATGCCCCGGTGCCAACCTCGTTCGCACCGGTGGTGCCTGGATCTGCCGTGTGCAGCGAGAGGTAGGTTCCCGTGGGCAGCGGCAGGGCCGTGCCGCGCAGCAGGGACTTGAGGATGTTATTCTGAGTGTAAGTGGATGCGCCTGCCATGGTGAAGCCTTAGAAAAATGAGGCGCGCATGCGCTTTGGGGCGTTCTGCTGGCCAGTGGTTCCTTTGTTGGCGAGGGCGTCCAGCTTCGCGGAGAAGCGGGCCATATAGAACGTCGCCAGCTCCGGGTTGGAGTAGGACTGCCCAGGCACGGTCAGGATACGCCCCAGCGCGCCCCAGCCCAGGCACTCGCGGTACTCGCCGGCCAGGAAGTCCGGCAGGTCCATGGCGTCCTGGCTTGGCTTGAGCCGCAGGCAGAGGTAGAGATGGCCAGAGCCAGCGGGCACCAGCTTTATCGTATTCTGCTCGATCTGGGTGAAGTAGGCCGGGATGCCCGTACCAAGGTCGCCAGTGCGCCAGCCATTCTGGATTCGGTCAAGGTCGCGGGTCGCCTTGGGCGTCAGCTCGCGGCCGTCGAGCAGCACGACTTCAATGTCATGCAGCACGCTCCCGCCCGGGGTCGTGATCGCTTCACTATCCTCGGCGGTGATGTCGTAGTCGTCCTCGAAGCGCCACAAGCGCGTACGCTCGCAGAACTCGATGGCAGCCAGGCGGATGTGCTTGTAGGCCACCTGGTCGGGCACGCCTGGTGCCCATGGCCGCACTTCTGGCAAGAAGGTGTCGAGATAGCTCATACGCTGTTGCCGGGTTGGTGGGGCGAGGTCGCGGACTGGCCTTGCGATTGCAGGCCCAGCGCATCACCGAATGCGCCGTAGAAC